CATAATGGCACGCTTGTTTACGACTATGCAAAAGTTTCTAACACATTACAAAATATTAAAAGTATTTTTTGTATTGGTGATTCAGTAACTAGAGGTAAAAATGCTACCAAAAATTACGGACAATATGTAGCTGAAAAATTAAATGCTGATGTGACTGATCTTGCCGTTGGTGGTGCTACTTTTTCAACAGTAAGTAGTAATAATATCTTTAATCAAGCAACTAATATTAAAAATGCTGATTTGGTTATTATTCAAGGTACTGACGACGATTGGCTATGGGAAAGTGGTGTTCCAATTGGTACTGATAAAATAGATATTAAAACATATATTGGTGCATTTTATCAGATGGTTAATTTAATAAGAGCGCAAAATAAGGATGTCAAAATTATCAGTATGACTGCAACAAGACAATTACCTGTCAATGGCAAAATAATCAGAAGAAGAGATACTGATAAAAATGGTCTTAAGTTTACATTAGAAGATTATGTCAACGCTCATATTTTAGCATGTACAGAGCTCGACATACCTGTTTTTGATGCATATCATACAAATTATATTGATGTATATAATCCAGCATTTAGAAAATTTAATATGCAAGATGGGTTACACCCAAATGAACATATACATGAAATTATCATGTACGAGTTATTAAAAAATTATTATTATTTTTATGGGTAGAAAGGACTGACATAATATGGCAAATCAAGATTTATTTTTTGATATAACAAAACTTGGTACTGAACAAGAGCAACAACAGTATATTGTAAGTCGAGTCGGTGATGGTGGTTTAAAAGCTATTACAATCACTGTTTATTCTAATGGAAGACCATATAATTTAACCGGATTAACTCCAGTATTTGAAGGAGTGAAACCAGATGGCGAACGTATTATTGACACGAATGGTGGTTTAGTACTTGATGCACGAAATGGTGTATTTAGATATATTCTTCCACAACAAGCGAGCACGGCTGAAGGTGAATTTCAACAAGCGTTTTTCAAATTAAAACGCGGCGGACAAACTGATTCAACGCTAGAAATTAAAATAAAAGTTTTAAAAAATAAAGTAGAGTTTGGAATTAATTCCGAAAGTTATTTTACTGAATATCAAAATGAATTAAATAGATTGAGAACAACAGTAAATCAAGGTATTGATGATTTAACGCAACTTGCTGAACAAACAGATAGAAAAATAAATGGTCAAGTTGAATCAGCGAAAGCACTAGATATACAAGTTAAAGCATTACAATCATCTATTGATAGTAATCAATTAGTTACCAAAGCAGAATTAACAAAACAAATAACACAATTGACTGATCAAGTTGTATCATTCTCAAATGCACTAGAAAATACAAAAACAGATGTAAATTTAAATGTTAATAAAATTTTAAATACAAAAGCAGATAGTGGGGTTGTTGATGGTACATTAAGCCATCCAATAAATATTACAAAGTCTGGTAATTATTATTTCGATTCAACTACGCAAGGTTTACCAGTGCGAAATGGTAATAATACAACAGGTATTATTCAAGCTATTATGCAAGATGAAAATAATGGGATTTTGACGATTCTAGGTTCTGGTTTATCAATTGAAAAATATCGTGGCCAATTGTATCAACGTTGGAGATCAACACAGCCTATTTTATTATGGCGTGGTTCAGCTGGTAGAGATACTAATATAGAATTGAAAGATAGCTTTCATAATTATGGCCAATTGATTTTTAATATTACGTTCTATAGTAATCATTATGCGACACAGTTCGTTACTATACCTGAAAATGGTGTCACTTTATATTTTAATAATGCAGGTTTAAGAGAACAGAATGACAATATGAAGAATGGATTTTTAGATGAAATTTCAATCTTATTCAAAGATGAACGCCATTTAAAAGTATTAAAAACATTAGTTACGATTGATAACGATGTAGCAAAGAATTCAAATGCTACAGTAACAGCTGTCTATGGTATCTATTAAAGGATGATGATAATGGATAGTGTTAAAAATTTTGATGTTGAAGTGAATGATTTTATGAGTTTAATTTATTCAGGTAATTATGTGTTTATAGATTTATTGTTACTAATGATTTTTATAGACATTATCACTGGTATTTTAAAAGCATTCTCAGAGGGTAAATTATGGAGTCACAAAGCAATTAGTGGTTATATTAAAAAAATAGCTTATTTATGTATCGTATTAGTTGCTAATGCTTTAGACATCATATTTAGACTAGATGGTTTTTTAGTGAATAGCTCTGTTATTTTCTTAATTATCGCAGAAGCAACAAGTATTGTAGAAAATGCTGTGATTTTAGGTGTACCAATCCCAGAACAATTGAAAAAGAGATTAATTATTTCTGAAAAATTGAATAATGACGACAAATAAACGACGATATCAGTCGTATTTTTTATGCGCATTTTTAAGGAGTGATTTAATATGGCTAAAACTTATTTAGAAGAATGGAATGGAGTTTCAGTTTATACTCAATTTATCCCTTATGGAACAAGACGCACAGGGCAACAATTAGATACTGGTAAACCAATTTTTGCAGTTTATCATGATACAGGTAATCCTAATAGCACGGCTCAACAAAATGCTGATTTTTATTGTAATACGTATAATGAAGATTGGAATTCAACGTCGTCAGCACATTTCTTTGTAGATGAAAAAGAATGTATCATTACAGTACCAATTGATGAAAAAGCTTGGCACGTATTATACAATACGACAACGGATAATTATTATTTTGGGGATGACGCTAACGATGCTGCTTTTGGTGGAGAATTATGTTACTTCCCTGGAGACCGTGAACGTTCTTTAAAAGCGTTGGATAACTTCGCACGTATTAATGCCGTGTTGTTGGATTCATGGGACATTGATCATTGGCATAAAGCACCAGGTCATCAAGACATACAAGACGATAAACAAGATCCTGGTAATGCATTGTCGGCGTGTGGATATGATAGGGATGCAGTCAATATTATTGATGAATTAGTACAAAAATATATTGATGGTACGGATGAAAGTATTGAAACAAAGGAAGTTGTTAATCAACAATCAGAAGATGAAGAAGTTGTTGAAAAGAAACCTGTAGGGTGTAAACGTGTTAAAGTATGGTCAGAAGAACCATATTATAGAGGTACAATTAAGTATGATGCTTCGTTACGTGAACGTGCTGGAAGTAGTTTTGATAATTATAGTTTTGCACGAGAAAAAGATGTACTAGAAGCGGGTACATTAGTTTATATTTATGAAGAAATTGAAGATCCACAAGGCAATATTTGGTGTCGAACATATTCACCAAGTAATAACGGTTGGTTACATAAACATACGATTGAAGTAGAAGAAGAGTATATAGATTAAATTAAAGGACAGTCAGAAATGGCTGTCCTTTTTTATTATTTATATTTATTAGCCACATCACTTATCGGTATGTTAGAACTTGATAAATAATGTTGTTTATAAAAATTTATAAAATTAGATGAAGTATCTGTATGGTTTAGTCCGTAGTTAAGGAGTACTTGAATATCGAGCGTAATTGTTAAGAATTCATTTGCTTCTTTTCCAGATGCATTATATCCATTATGAACTATATCATTTCTAAAGTTGTAGTATTTATCATAATATTTATCTAAACAATTTTTAATTTCTTGTTTGTAAGATAAGTTTAATCCGTATACAACTTTTGGTATTAAGTGTTCACGTATAGAATTTTTAAATTTTTCAACCTTATTATTAGCTTTTTGTTCATTTATACTTTCATCTAATATATAATAATTTTTAACTATAAATTTAACTAATGTTTCAATTGAAGTCTGAGCATTAATTATAGTTGAATTATAATCACATAAATCAAATTTTCTTTGTGCATTTCTCAAAAGTAATACTGATTGCTTATTTGGAAATTTCTTATATGCTTCGTAATATTTATTTAAATGAAAGAACTTACCATTCTCAAAAGTAATGTTTTCATTAATTTCTAACTCTTTAAAATATTCAATGAAAAAGACCCCTTTATTAATTATAGAGTAAGTGTCGTTATAGAAAGAATATATTTTATAAAATGGAACACTTGCTAATTCACCTTTATTAAGAGGATATAAATTATAAAAATTGAATTTTAACATTATACTCTCAATTAATGTATTTAAAACTTTTAATTGAAGATCGAAGTGGCTAGATATTTCTGAAGTATTTTGATAGCCATTTTTTATTTCTTTATTTAATCTTTTAAAATCATCCCTATTTAAATATACAGTTGCTTCAATAATAGTTCGTCTTAAAGGATTATATACGAATACTCTATCTTGTATTGGGTCATTTTCAGTTGAATGTAAAAATTGAAATAGTACTTTGTTTTTTTCAATATCGATAATAGTAGTATTACCGTTAACAAATGGTATTCTAAATGGTAATAAATAGCGAAATGTAACTAATCTTAATTTTTTACTAGGGTCAAAAGTTGGGTCATAAAGTTTGAAACCTTCTTTTTTTATAGTATTAAATTCGTTGTCCATAATAACACATCCTTCTAAATGTTAATTGTAAAAATTAATTATAATCTAATTAATCATTTTATAATTTAAATTGTAACTCTTAGAAATTCAGGAAATAAGATATAAAATTAATTTTCTATATAAAGGAGATATTGAAAGTGAATAATTTGGATAAAAAATTAAATAAGTTTATTAAAATACTGATAGTTTATAGCGTATTAAGTTTATTACTATTATTTATAACATATTTACTTGTAAAATTATATGTTTATTTAATTGATAATTTTATTGAACCAAATTTTAGTGAAACAGTTTCTACAGTAATGTTCATAGTGATATTATATATTGCAATCGGAGCTATAATTAATAGTTTGATATCTATAATATTCATTAGGATAATGCAGAAATTTATACATGATGTATATGATGGTGTTTCTTTGTTTAATTTATTAACAGGTCTATATACTGGAATAATTACCATGACAAACTTTGCAAGAGTTTATTTAGAAAATCACGATGAAAAATTAAAAATTGATTTGATAGGGTTTATGGATTCATTTAATAGTTATGCTTTTATAGGATTCTTAGTTTTTGTAATAATGGGATTGTCATTAAATTATGCTAAAACAAAACATGAGTCTAAAGAAAAGAATAAAAAAGAAGAATTAAATTATTACATTTATAAAAGTATAAAGATAAATAATCGACACAAAGTGTGCTATGAGTCTAAAAGTAAAAACTATGCTACGGTAAAGAGAGATTTCATCAATTCTAAATAGAAAAAAATAAAAATTAGTATTGCTGATGTTAGATAATTATTATTTAAAAGTATAAATGTAATAAATTACTTACAAAATTATGAGTTCAGATAGATTATACACCGATAAGTAGGTGGACAAGAAAATTGGATTTTCCTTTTTTCATGCCCACCTACTAAAAATTACTATGACATTATTATACGTAAAAAATAAGCTGAATAGTTAGATTTAAGGCTTTATAAGTATTTATATTTTATTTAAACTATTATACATTACTAGACCAGAATTTGAAGAACATAAAAGACACTTAGATACTAGATTTGATAAAGTCGAAGATAGCATAGAAAAATAAAAAAGTTTGTTAAGAAAAGACATAGAATTAGCAGTAAAAGAATTGAAACATGAGATTAATGATGAAAAATTAACTAGTAATCGTTTTTGGATAGGTATAACTGTATCTACTGTTGTAAGTGTTATCGGTATTATTATAGGCGTTATATTTTAATAATAAAACGATACATCTTCAAATAAGCATAAAGAAAATTGAACTTTTTAATATAATCAATCAAGCCACACTACCTATTAATATAGGGGTGTGGGTATTTTTTTTGAAAAAAAGTATTGATTGCGTTAGAATTATAACGTATAATAGTAATATACTTATTAGAAGGGAGGAAAAATAAATGAAGAGACAAAAAAAGCTCAAAAGCTTAACATTCTCGATAAAAATTAACTTGGCCGTTATCGTAATCGAGATAGCTTTTGAACTTAATTAATTGTGGGAGGGTAACCTCCCTCTCATATATATTATAAAACGCTCTTCATTTATTTGTAAACAATGAAAATAAATTACAATATAAGAAAAACTAATAAAAAAGATAAAATTGAATTTGTACTAGGCTTATTGTTAATCATAATGATAATATATTTTGTTAAGGTTGTGTTTTAAATGAGAGATGAAATAATTAAGTTGCTTAATTCAAATATAAGTGCTTATCAAATAAGTAAAGAGACAGGAGTTAATGAAGCAACTATTAAACAATTAAGATTAGGTAAGTCTAAATTAGATAGGCTAGGCTTATTAAATGCCGAAAAGCTATACAATTATCAAAAAGAATTAGAAAGAAATAGTGAAGATTAAAAATAAGGCTCTAACTCTTATGTATCAAGAGATAGAGCCTATTTACTTGACCAAATTTTTAATTTAAAAAAAACGGTCAAGTAATTGGTCAAGTTATATTAATAAATAATAAAATTTAATAATATAAAAACCTTGTCATTATGCGATTTTAATATCTAAAAAAAGTGAATAATTCCCATTTTTAAATATCGTACTCAAGTATCCGAATGGGAAAGAGAACAGTATATTAAGCAATACTAAGCGCTAAACAATTTCAGGGGAAACCTAATAGGGGTAAGGAGTTAAGGCATTTTGCCTTAGCTTCTTTTTTTACAGCTATATTTTGTTAATCATTTTATAATGAGTAAAGTATTTGGTCGAATGCATTAAAATGTAATCTTAATGTACTTTTTATCGACAAAACTTAAATAAATCAACAAGCCATCAATGATTCAATTTAGTGAAATGTACTGAAGAAATCTTGTGATGAGGCAAACAAAGCACTTAAACTTTATAATTTGTCTATGAAAGTATCTAGAGAAAAGCTATTAAAGCAGCAATTAGATTTGATAGTCAAAGACTCCGCTTTAGACATTCATGATGAAATAGAAAATAAGTTAGTTGATGCAGTTGATAGAGAAGTTGAAAGACAAACACATATACTTGGTGAACATGTGAAAATTGATGACACTGAAGTAAAAGCGGTTGTTAACAGTAACTTCAAAGGTGTGAACTGGTCTACAAGATTATGGCAAGATATGGCTGTAGTTCAAAAAGAAGTAGAAAGAACAACGAGTAATGTATTACTTAGAGGGAGACATCCCAATGAGTACGTAGCTAAGTTTAAAAAGCAAACAAATACCACAACATATAATGCAAGTAGATTGTTAGTTACTGAATCAGCACGTGTGCAGGCTGAATCACAGAAGTTAACTTATCTTAAAGATTTAGGTGAAGATGGCGAATATAAATACGTGGCCAAAATCGACAAGAAAACATCTAAAATATGTCACTCTTTAAATGGCAAAGTATTTAAAGTTAAAGATATGATGCCTGGAGTTAATGCACCACCAATGCACCCTTGGTGACGGAGTACTACAGTACCACATGTGGGAAACTGGCGGGATAAATTCTTTACTGAGCGTAAAGGTAAGTATCAAATAGAACAAAAACGAGGAAACAACGAACTTAAGCAAGCTAAAGTACTAGGTAAGAAAATTAATATTACTGATCAAGCAATTGATAAAGTAAGGTATATTGATATTCCTACACATACAAAAAAAGAAAATAAATTTATACAAGAACAACATAAATCACTTCTCAAAGATGCCAAAGAAAACAATGATAGCAATGAAGTTGCATATTTATTAAAAGATGACAAAGTTATAAAAGTATATGGAAATCAAGATAGCGTTTCATTTAATCCTGGCGAAAAAGAAACAGAAATATTGCTTAATAGTAAGCCTAATTCACTTATTATGTTACATAATCACCCAGGCCAGTCAGGTTTTTCAGTACATGATTTAGCTATGTTTATAAAATTCGATTCTATTAAAACCATGATTATAGTTACTAATAGCGGACAAATAAAATATTTAACAAAAAGTAAAGGTTACTCTAAAGTAAAAATCTTTAAAAATTTTAAGAAGAGATTCTTAAGTATAGAAGCGGTTAAATTAGAAAAGAGAAACATTGATATTTTTTTAAAGAAAATATATAATTTAGGTATATTAAGCAAAAGGTAGTGGTAATTTATGGTAGTATACCAACTTGATGGACAAGGAACTGTTGATGATATAATAAAAGATATTGAAAATGATATTAAATTAAAAGAAAAAAATATTTAGTAGCATCCTTTCTACTCATATAAATAGAAAGTGGTGCTATTTTTATACACTTTTTTAACCTTCTACGGAAGGTTATTTTTTATGCCCAAACCATGCTTAAGGCGTTAAAAGGTGCAATTGTTAAGTCCGAACCATGTATGACTTAAAACTAATCAAGAGTAAATAAATGAGGTGTAAAATATGCAAACTAAGAAGACCAACATGTTGAAATTAAAGTTACAGTTTTTCGCAGAAGAACCAGGGGACAATGCACAAACATCTGAAGGTCAAGAAAAACAAGACACACCGGAAAAAGTTTATTCAGAAGAAGAGTTTAATCAACGACTAAATTCTGAATTACAACGTCGTTTAAAGCAAAAAGAAGATGAAAAAGCAGAAGCAGTCAAAGAAGCTCAAAAGCTAGCTAAAATGAATAAAGATCAACAGTTACAATATGAGAATGAAAAGTTAACTAAGCAACTCGAAGAATATAAAGTAAGAGATGCTAAATCACAGATGAAAGCTGAAGCACGATTGATGTTAAACAAAGAATGCATTGATGTGACTGAGGAACCTTGATTAGATATGTTAGTTACTTCAAATGCAGAAGACACTAAAAAGAATGTTGAAACTTTTTCTAATCTTTTAAATAAAATAGTTCAATCAAATGTTGAAAGAGCATTAAGACAAGAATCACCAGTAAGCACTCAATCAAATAGAATGACAAAAGATGAAGAATCAGATTATCTTGTTTCAGGGAGAAAATCTCTATAAACAAATGTACTAAAATCTCAATTTTTAACATTCTACTTTATAAAAATTAAATAGAAAATTGAGTTTAACCTACTAGGTGGAGAATTTTCTCTATATCGATGACATTTTAAAAGATTGAAAGTAATTGTAACTATAAAATTTTATAATAACTGAATTTACAGTCTATAAAGATTATATTTATACGAATATATTAAAGGTTTGCTTTCAACTAAGAAAACAAACCTTTAATGTTAAAACTCTTTCTTAATGATTACCTATCTAAATGATTCATTGCATATTGTGCTTCTTCAGGAGTAAATCCTTCTCCATTTTCTGAAACGAGTTGATCATATAACGCTTGATTAGAAATGTTTATATTTTTTACGTAACTTTTTGCTAATCTCAGTGCATTCATTTTATAATCTACAC